CCTCCGTTAACCCTTTAAAGGACATCAACATGCGACATTTCTCAACTAGTTCCGTAGTTTCGCTCGTGCTGCGTGGAGAACCTTCTGTTTCAATGCAGGAGGCAATCTGCCTTGCGCTCGCGGATGCTGTGGAACCTAGGGGAGTCACTCCCGTGACCTGCATATCGCAGGACCACGAGTACTATCAATATGGCACGGACGAATTCCTTACTCCGCAGGTGATGAAGAGATTCATCTTCTTTGGAGACAGGGTTGCCGCCCATGCCCTATTCGATAACATGACCCCCGCCGAGTTTAGGTCCGTCGTGAATTTCCGTATCTGGTACAAGCGCATCGCGAATGATTTCAAATATCGTTCGCCGAAGTTCTGGACCAGGTGTGGAGACTTCATGTACGTAAACCTGAACACAGGGAAGAGTTTTGTCTGCGTTGATGCCCATTATTGGGATTAACGAAGAACGACTTCTCTGTACAGACCCGCCCTCGTGAGAGGGTTCGGGAGAATGACGACCGAGCGGTGTCAGGGGACGGAGCTGCCTTTCGGGCACTTCGTCTCTCGGTGCTGCCAAGTTGCCTGCTGTACCAGGGCCTTTTGGGCTCAAATATGGCCGTGGGGGTGGCACCCCTGAGGTCAGAAAATCGTAACACTCATAGGAGTCTCTCAGGTGCAAAACCTCAGTATGCGAGTCCCGGGTGATCGTATTCACTATAAGCGCCGTTCAAACGGCACGTACGTGTTCTACAATGTCATCCCTGGCTCTGCTAGCTTTGGCATACGCACCCAAGTAAGTTACGTTGGACCCCGTGTTATCGCAAACCCCATGCCGGTTAATAATTACAGTCTCAACGTTCAAGAGATTAGTCTCGAGAACGACGCGACTTATAATTATTCCAATGGGGATGTGGAACGCGCATATGGCGTCGGGCTCTCAACTTCTGTTGCAGGTGTAAATCTGCTTCCGGCTTACGACAAGAACTGGCTTTATAACCAGGCCTTGGACAAGCTGAATGAGAAGGTGAGAGGTAGGCTGAATCTGACACTCGACCTGGCGGAAGCCGGGAAGACTGCCAGGATGCTTAATGCCCAAAACCAGATTCTCGACTACACTCGTTCCTTCGTTGGAAGGTTCGGTCCTCTGAAAACGGCTTCCAAAGCATTTCTCATGTACACGTACGGGATAAAACCCACGGTGCAGAGTCTGTTCGGCGTCGCTGATGAGAACATTCGTGTGGTCTTGAATTCAAGTGAGCGGTTCAAGGCTAGGGTATTTGACCGGACTTACCATCCGAGCCAATGTGGTGTGAACACCGTCGTAGGCAGCGTAAACTTCCCGCTGCTGACCCCGTCTGACTCCGACATTAAGTTGTCGTGTGAGATAGGCGTCGATGTCCGCACCCCTGAGTTCGACCTCGCAAGATGGTCATCACTCAACCCTTATAGCCTGTTCTATGAGCTTCTGCCGTTAAGCTTTGTAGCAGATTGGTTCTATAACGTTGGGGGTTACCTCAACAATTTAGAAACCGCACTTTGGTACAACAGCAGATTTCGTGCCGGCTACGTCACGTTTCTCTCGGCGGGAGGGGTACAGCTATTCTTGAAGTCAAGCGGCCCAATATCTGGAGGCGCCACCTCGCACACTTCCGTGTGGCAGGGGAAAGCAACCTTTACTGATATCGGGCGGCAGAAACTTCTTGCGTGGCCACTACCAGAGCCCCCTAGACTCCGGGCTGTGTTAGGAGCGTCTCGCCTGACTGCAGGAGCCTCGCTTTTGGCGGGCTTCTTGTCAGGTGGTGGTCATCCGAAAAAGATCAGCCGGGGTGCCTCTGAGGCAGTCCAGCGTACGGTCATCGGATACCAGAGCGGGAGGCCTGCTAAGGTCTTCCGCTTTCCCCCAACCAATTACCATCTGTGATGGTAAGCAACCATGAAAGGTCGCCTCAATGGCTTCCAACATCGTCCTTGCGGACGCGGCAGGGACCCCTGTCAACCACACCTTCATCCCCGTCGGTAGGGACAAGAACGGCGTGTTCTGGTTCGAAGATCAATCCGCAGCCAATGCTATTGGCTTCTGGAAAATCTCTGTCGAACTTAACAAGCCGCCGACTCCCACAGCGCAGATGAGTTCCTCGCAACGCACCGTACGCGCTCGTATCGGTCTGCACGAGCCGATCCTGGAAACAGTGTCTAACAACACCGTGTCCGGTATCGCCCCGGCGCCGACCGTGAGCTACGTACCGCGAAGCATCTCGGACTTCATCATGCCCGAGCGCAGCGCTCTTCTCGACCGCAAGAACTTGCGGAAAATGAAGATGAATCTTCTCGCCGACGCGCAAGTGATTGCGCTGATCGAGAACCTCGTCTACATTCAGTAGATCTTCTTAGAAGGTCCACATGAAGAGTTTGCAGCACTCCGTGAGTGTCGAACTTGCAGCTATGCAAGTTTTGCAAGAGCGTCTCGTACCGAGCTTTGTGTTCGACGACGTGCTTAACTACGTTAAGCGCGATATCGACCCCAAAGTGTATAGCTGTCCCGTTACCTTCAAGAAGGATTATGCGTTCTTGTCCTTTCTACGTAAGTGGAAAGGTTTCAAGGATAAGCGCATAAACCCCGACAAGGAGGCTTTCGAGACTTGGACGAAATCCGAGCAGAAATGCTTCCTAACCAATAGAAGACTCTACTCTGAAGCCTCGACGGGTGCTTACTCCGTCGCGCCGGGCATCATTTGTGCTGCTCAGCGTAAAATTCTTCAGATTCTAGGTCCCTTGCGGTTAGATCGCATAACTGAGCTATGCCGGTTCGGCAACGGTGCTACGTTCGACAAACGTCGTGGTAGTACACATGCCGAGAAATCCTGTAGACCGTCCGTCACCTTCGACGCGATACCCTGGGCTTGCCGTGTGCTCGCACACGACAGATACCTCGGGTCGCTCGTCGGTCCCCTTCGCAATCTAAAGATTGTGTCGGCAAACCGTATGGTGATGGTCCCCAAGAACGTAAAGACTCACAGGCCTATATCGGCCGAACCCACGCTGAATTCTTACATCCAGCAAGGGGTAGGCAGGTATTTCCGTGAGCGACTCTTACGTTTCGGCGTTGACCTGAATGACCAGACGATCAATCAAGGTCTAGCTCAGCTGGCTCTTATCTTGGGATTAAGCACCCTTGATCTGAGTTCCGCTAGTGATACGCTTTGCATCAATCTCGTCAAGTTGCTTCTGCCACGAGAGTGGTTCGAGCTCCTCGACGACCTTAGGTCCAAAAAGACTGTTTATAAGGGAAAGACTTATCACCTATCAAAGTTCTCGAGTATGGGCAACGCCTTTACTTTCGAACTCGAATCGCTGATATTCTACGCCCTAATTCAGGCTGTTTGTACCGGTGATGTGTCCTCAGTATACGGGGATGACTTAGTCGTCAGAGATCAGGATTTCCGGGCCGTTGTAGAAGTTCTACAGTGGGCTGGGTTCGAAATCAATGAATCTAAGTCATTTACTGCAGGCTCTCGTTTTTATGAGTCTTGCGGCAAGCATTATTTTGATAATGAGGAGGTTACTCCCTGTTATCAGAAGGATGTCTGCTCTCGACCTCATGACTTCGTTCGCCTTCATAATCGCCTCGTTCGTGCTGGCATACGCCTTAATCTCCGAGAGGAGTTTAATGCAGCTGCTGCGACCGTCCGAGAGCGATCCGTTACCCGTTTCGGAAGAAAATCGCCAGGCATAGGGCCCTTAGTGGAATACGATGAGTATTTCATAAAAGAGAACTACGTCTGGCCTTCTGACACGGTAGACCGCGTTAGGGTACGTTCTGCTGTCACTATCGCTACGGTGAAGACCGTTTCGAAGAGATTTCAGTTCGTAGCCTATTACGGTCGAAAACTGAGGAATCCCGGTTTTCTCTCTCCTGACCCGAAAGGGCAGATTGCTGAAAATCGCGGATCAAAGCTTCTCGTAATTGAGAAGTACCATTGGCGCAGCGCTACTTCATAGTGCTGCGGTCTACCCCCATGAGCCTTGAGCTCTGGGTGCGTCGCCTTAGGTAAGCGGCTGGAGGGGGCTCAGGTCCCCAC